ACGTACTCCAACGAGCGATACCGGAACCTCAAAGGCAAACGGCAGTGGATCGATGCGATATGGGTAGGGCCACAGGAGGCTGTGGTCGGGAAGAACAAGTACATTGTGAGGCTGGATAAGTGATTACCGTCCATCAAATTGAAACATTCGAAGACCTGATGGAATTCAAGCCTGAGAAATTCATGGACCAGAAGATTCTGAAAGGACTTTCCCGAAGTTTACGAGCAGGCGGAACGATGGAGATTGAGACCGAAGACGGATACCGGGGAACGATCCACCCCCCTGGGGCAGGCGAAGAATCCTCTTGACATTCCCGTCAGGATAGCGAAACTTCACAGGACGTTCCTTGAGTAGAGTGAGCGACTAAGGCCAGCAGATGAATTTCTGCTGGCCTTTGTTGTGCGCTGGCAAGCTCTTGCAGAAACCGTTGCATTCTGACAAAAATACATTCTTTGCGAGGGCAGGGTCGCAAACGCATTTTCGTAAAGGATGCAGAAATGCAACTCCTGTTCTGCAGCACACTCTGCCTTGGGATTATCTGTACATCCTACTCAGGATATCGGTTCATCTATTTTCTGCGATCTGATAAGGTTGCAGGCAAAGCGGTCTGCTGGATCTTGGGAGGAGAGTTTGTAGGATTGCTGATTTACTGTAGCTTTTCGCTCATGGAACTGTTGAAGATAATACCCGACCCCCTTACTTCCACAGTGCTTAGAGGGATCGCGTTCGGGTCAGCTCTGGCGGCTTCAATTCACATGACCCATGCGATCCGGAAAATTGAAAATGAGTAGCATTCTGGCACAAATGCATGGAGCCCCCCAGGACTGGGCAGAATTTGGCCTGGCAGGGCTGGTCATTTTCGCATTGTTTTGCCTCACCTTTTTTCTGCTGAAGAATCACAAATCAGAGCGATCTGAGTGGGCGTCTGACGCTCGGTCCCGTGAAGATGTCAGAGTCTCTCAAAACGAGAGATTCATCAGGGTGCAGGAAGAGTTCAGCAGCGCGATCAAAGAACTCTCGGAAAGTCAGAAAGAGACATTGCGATTGCAGCGAGAGTTTCGGGAAGACACTATCCGCAAACAGGCCATACATGAAGCAACTCTTGCCAGGCAGTAAGGAATAGAAGATGAATACTCCGGACAATCAGATTTGGAACACTGCCGAGGCTGCGGACAACACGGCGACCGTAATTACGATCGCTCCTGCTTCGAATCGCAGAGTTGCCCTGCACTACCTGCTCTTCGGATACGACGCAACGGTCACGGCAGGCCGTCTCACAGTCAGCATTGGGGGAGTGACGGTGCTCAGCATGCCGGTCACCCAGACTGGCCCTGGCCCACTTCCGTTACCCGGAATGAGAAGTCCTCGACTGGGAGAGACGATGGTAATTACCCTTGCGGCTGCAGGGGCCAGCACTCAGGGATCATTGACCTCAATGCATACTCTGGAATCATGACAGGAAGTGCATTTTGTACAAAGCTAATTTCGGCACGTCGGGCACATCAGGAATCTCCGCATCCCTGGGCCAGAAGCATCTTTCCGCATCGGTGGCCATTATCAGCCACAACTACGGCAAGTATCTTGCGCAGGCGATTCGCAGCGTGCTGGCTCAGACGCTGAAGCCGGAGCGGATTCTGGTGATCGACGACAACAGTACCGACAACACCGAAGCGGTAGCTAAAAGTTTCGCTGCCCGTGGAGTCGAGTACCTGCGAGTCCACACGGGCAATGTCTGGGAGAATCGTCTGACGGCCTTTCGGGAACTGGAGTCCGAATGGGTACTCTGTCTGGATGCCGACAATTACCTGTTGAACAATTACCTGGAAGAGGGTGTCAAGGCAGGCCGATCGTCTGATACCTGTGGCATCGTTCGGATGGACCTTCTGCGATTCGGCACGGAGTCACGCCTGTTAAAGCCGTCGCAGAAAAACCTGTGGGCCACGAATCACGTCGACGCGGGATCGATCTACCGTCGTGAGGCGGTACTTCAGCAGGACATGGGCAGTGTCCTGATCAACCCGATGAACGAGGCGGAAGACTGGCTGCTGGCAAGGAAGGTCTGCGAAACAGGCTGGACCCTCGCACAGAATCCTGTTCCGCTGATGTATCGGAAGCACAACGATAACAAGCACGTCAGAAGGCTGGCGAGAACGCGGGACTACTATCACGACGCCTCGTTGAGAAACGAGCCAGTTACGCTGATCTGTCTGCTCAGTGGCAGGTGGAACTGCCTGCGAGACACCTGTCGGTGGCTCGGTGCTCAGACATGGCCCAGAAGGCTGTGTCGGCTGGTTATGGTGGACAACTCCAACGACCCGTCCTTCGGAGAGCAGGTACGGCAATGGCTCACCAGTTCCGGGTATCGAGACTTCAGATACATCGAATCTTCACTGGGCGAACGGGGACTGGGAGAAAGGCGTCGCGAGGGACAACGGGAGACCAGCAGAAAAGTCAATCAGGTTGTGGCGGCGCACTATAATCGCGCCATCCATGAAGCCAGTACCGAATACATCTTCTCGCTGGAAGATGATGTTTTCCCGGAACGGTTCGACGCGATTCAGCATCTTCTGTTCGGCATGTCTCACGACGTGGCAGGTGTCACCGGAGCGTATCCTCACCGGGACAGTGATCGCTGGCTGGCGTGGACAGGGACAGGAGCCCAGCACACATACCCCGAGCAGCTTGGGGAAGGTATCAAGAACATCGACGGCTGCGGCTTTGGATGCTTCCTGTTCAGGAAGTCCGCAATGTCACAACAGAAGCTGGTAGCTGATGCAAAGCCGACCATCTTCTTTGACTGCAACGGATGCGACAGTCTGCGACAGAAAGGCTGGAAGCTGAGGATCAACTGGGATGTGGTCTGTGAACATCGAGCAGGAGTCCATGTGTGACGGAGCGGCGAACAGTCGTTCTGGTGGGAGGCAGGCACCACGGAAAGAAAGCGACTCTGGACCTGCCTACCTACACCAATGTCGGAGGCTACTCGCAGCCGAACATTGTCGTGGACGGAGAACCGTATCTGATTGAGCTGATGCATCTCAGAGACGGATCAATGGTCCGTTTTCTTCGTGCTCCGGAAATGACGGTTCGTTCCGCAGCCGATGCTCTGATGTCACTGACATTACAGGCTTCTGAGCAACTGCCGAAAATACTGCATGACTGGCAACTTTCATGACAGCGTCCACAAGCATTCTGGAAGAGGCTCCAAAAACCCTGTGGGGCAGAATAGACGGTCAGATACGGCCCTACGTCCGGGATGAAGAAGGCAGAATACACGTCCTGACTTGGGCTCCCATGCCGGGCTCGCAGAAAAGCTTCATGGAATGCTCTGTCCAGGAAGTCTGTTATGCTGGAACCCGTGGCCCTGGTAAGACTGATGCGCTGCTGATGTCCTTTGCCCAGCACATCGGGAAATGGGGGAAAGACTGGCGAGGAATCATCTTCAGGCGGACCTATCCGGAACTGGAAGACATCATCGGCAAGGCTGATAAGTGGTTCTCGGAAATCTTTCCGGAAGCAACGTACAACAAAGGAAAGCACTTCTGGGAATGGCCCACCGGAGAACGGCTTTACTTTGGACACATGCGGGTGCCGTCTGACTACAACAAGTACCACGGACATAATTATCCATTCATCGGCTGGGAAGAACTCACGACATGGCCCTCCAAAGACTGCTTCGTGGTCATGCTGTCGACGAACAGAACTACGAATCCCAACGTACCCAAGATGATCAGGGCCACAACTAACCCTCACGGATGCGTTCCGTACGGAGAGGTGCTGACCGACAGGGGATGGGTAGACATTGCAGAAGTGGCGGCAGGAGACACGGTTCTTTCTGTGGACGCTTACGGACAGCAGGTATGGAAACCTGTTTCTGACGTGATTCGTCAATACTGGGAAGGAGACATGATTTCCCGACAGGGCAGGGGCATGCACATGGTCTTTACTTCGGACCATCGACTGCCTCACCTCAACACTTCGCGAACAGAGCATTCCGTCAAATCCTTCGAAGATTTACCTGGGGACGCCAGCATTCGAAGAACGGGGTTGCCGGTAGAAAGGCTTCGGGAAGAAGACCGCTTTGCTCCTGACGCCGCCTTTAATTCAGAAGGCCAGCAGAGCCCGGTAACGTCTTTGACGGCATATCAGTACGCCTCAGTTTTAGGATGGATGCTGGCAGAAGGCTCGACCTGTCCTCGTGAGAGAGCCTTCTGCATTGCGCAGACGAAGCCGCATACCGTTCAAATGATTCGTGACTTGCTGAATGACTGCGGATTCAAGTTCAGATACGACGGCCAGCAGTTCTGGGTTTACGAAGGCTCTTGGATGAAGGAGTTCGAGAAGTACGGAAAGTGCAGGGACAAGTACATTCCGAGAAGAATCTTTGATTGCGGGACTGGCCCTTTAACTGCTCTCTTCGAAAGCCTGATGCTGGGAGACGGATGCGGTCAGACTTACTACACGACTTCCAGAAAACTGGCAGACGATGTCGCAGAGCTTTGTACGAGGCTGGGGTATGCGACGTACGTTTCTTTTCGTCAGCGGGAAGACAGGAAAGGTCTTTCATGGTCAGTCAGTTTCTCGGAAAGAGCGGCTACGAAACTGATTACTGGAAACCATCTCTATGATGTTTCTTCGAGACATGGTGGAGTTAATTGCACGCGAGAAAAGTTTTCAGGGGAAGTGTATTGCCTGACCGTCCCCGACACGGAGACTTTTTTTCTGCGACAGAAAGGATGCGTCTGGCTGTCAGGGAACTCAGGTCATAACTGGGTTAAGGCCCGCTACAAGCTTCCGGTCAAGGCAGTAAACGAGTCTGGTCAGAAAAATTACTTCGGAGAACTCTGCGGCGGCGAGCAGATGGTCGACGAGAAGGGCAAGCCGATACTGGACGGCATGGGTCGCCCCATGTACCAGCCGGAGCGAATTGCCATTCATGGGGACATCGACGAGAACTTTCTGCTACTCGACGCCGACCCTGGGTACAAGGCGACCATTGCTGCTTCGGCAAGCTCTCCCAGCCAGCTGAAAGCATGGCTGCACGGTTCCTGGGATGTGGTGGCAGGCGGCATGTTTGACGACCTGTGGGATTCCCAGATTCACATTGTGGAGCCGTTCAAAATTCCCCCATCCTGGAGAATCGACAGGTCGTTCGACTGGGGATCGTCCAAGCCTGCATCCGTAGGCTGGTGGGCAGAGTCGGACGGAACCGACTACATCAACGCAGCAGGATTCAGAATCCCTACGGTCAAGGGAGACATCTTCAGAATCCATGAATGGTACATGTGTAAAAAAGGCGAAGAGAACAAGGGGCTGATGCTGACAGACCGGGAAATTGCAGCAGGCGTGAAAGACATGCAGCTTCAGCATCCCACACTGATGGGAAAAACGGTGCATCCAGGTCCGGCAGATACCAGTATCTTCGACACCACCAATGGACAGTCCATTGCAAAGGCGATGGCTGACATGGGAGTCCGCTGGACCCGCGCCGACAAATCATCAGGCAGCCGCATCCTGGGCTGGCAGCGAATCAGAAACAGACTGCAGGCGTCCATCAAAAAGGACGGACTACCCAGAGAGAATCCTGGGCTGTATGTTTTCGACACCTGCGAGGCGTTTATTCGCACAGTTCCGGTACTGCCCCGAGACGAAAGAAACACGGAAGACTGCGACACCGAGGCAGAAGACCATATCGCAGACGAAATGCGCTACCGTCTATACAGTAGGACCGGAAAAATGGTCAATAAGAAAATTCGAGGCAGATAATGGAAACTGACCGACCAAAAATTCAATCCACGCATCCACAGTACGATCGAATCGCACCTGTGTGGAAAAAGGTGCGGGATGTGATCGAAGGCGAGCCTGCGGTACTTGCTCCTGAAAACGTCAAAGACTACCTGCCTCCGCCCCCAGGTATGCAGCCCGGACCTGAGCTGTCCATCAACGATAAGCTGACCAACAGATTGCAGACACGATACGACTTCTACAAGTCGTTCGCCGACTTTCCGGAAATCACTGCGCCCATGATTCAGGGCATCATGGGGCTGGTCCATGAAAAGCCACCTGAGTATCAGCTGCCGGAAAAACTGAAATACCTGGAAGAAAGGGCCACGGGGGACGGAGACTCTATTGAAGAACTCTGGCAACTGGTTACCCAGGAGCTGTTCTATACCGGGCGCATCGGACTGCTGGCCGACGTGGAAGGAGGTCTCGGAACCCAGGGAGCCCGGATGCATCTTTGTCCGTATGTGGCGGAGAGCATTCGAAACTGGAGACTTGCTCCACGCTGCGACGGCGAGATGCCGCAGATGGTCGTACTGGGCGAACATGGCATGGCTCCGGACGAGCACGATGACTTTAAGCATGTCGAAGTCATGTTTTACCGCGAACTGAGAGTGTTCAACCAGGAATACTGGGTTCGGGTGTGGAAGAAAGTGAAAGAAGGTCGTCCTGAGGTGATGGTTACCGAGGACACCAATGGAGAAGGCTGGCTGCGACCCGAGATATTCGGAACACCAATGGGCCAGATTCCGTTGACCATTCTCAACGCCACGGATATTGGATTTTCTTATGGCCCTGTACCTGCATGGCCGATGGCGAAACGCGCACTTGCAATTTTCAGAAAAAGTGCAGACGTGAATCGGTCGCTGTACATTAAAGGCGATCCCCAGGCGTGGATCACCGGAGTGTCCGAGGATGACATTCCTACAGAAATCGGTGGTAGCTCTATCTGGGGATTCCCGGACTCTGAAGCCAAGGTGGGATACCTGGACATTGATGGTCAGGGAATTCCTCTTCAGTTGAAGGCAATTGATTCAGAATACAGTCGATTCTATGGAGAGGCTGGGCATCTTCTGGAAAGCCATTCCAAAGGCGCAGAGGCGGCAGAGGCTCTGCGTATTCGGCAGGGCATGAAGCAGGTCTCGGTCAAGGCTCTGGTGAAAAATGCAGGGGCCGGGATGACCGAAGCCCTGAAAATGATTGGCCGCATGTCCGGTCTCGGGGAAGAGGAAATCAAAAGCATTCGGTTTGATCCGAATGTTAATTTCACCGAAGGTTCGATGGGCTACCAGGAACTGCTGTTCCTGATGCAGGCCAAGGACCTGGCGATTCGAAACGGCGTGCCTCTTTCGAACGAAACGATTCACGCGCAGATGCGAAAGCGTCAGCTTACGAATCTGACTTACGAGGAAGAACTTACAGGCTCAACGTCAGACATCGATACTGCGTTTGGCCTGATGGGAAGACTGTCAAAGGAACAGAATGTCGGCACGAGCACTGCAGAGGGAACTGGCTAAACGGCCAACCGGGTCGGCTCCAATGCTGACCGTCAGGCAGCATCTGGAAAAACAGCTTTTCAAGGAACCCTCGAAAGCTGTTACGGAGAATTTCCAGGAACTGCAGGAGATGATCGCGAAGACTTTCGAGAACGATCCTGTGGCCGATGAGCTGGCACAGAGAATCGAAGGTCTGGCTACTGCGAGGGTGGCGGACCTGACGGTCACGTCGCATCAGATTCCTGTGGAAGGAAAGCTCAACTCCTGGTTCATGAAGAAAGCCTTTCGCCTGACACTGAAAGGCTGCAGTCGATCTGCAGTCGCCCGTCAGCTGGGAGTTGATGCCAGCACGCACTCGAACTGGCTCAAACTGGGACACAAAACACTGCAGAAATACATCAAAGACCCGGACATCGAGGTCACCGAGCATCAGCTCAACTGCATGATCTATTACGAAGGAATCACTACTGCGGAAGGCATCAATGCAAACGAGCTGACCGGAATGATCTACGATGCGGCTAAAGACGACTGGCGGGCCGCAGCACATCTTCTGGCCAGACGACACCCCGAGGAATGGGGGTCAGGTCGAGAAAAGATGCAGGTCGAAGTGTCCGGGCAGGTTGAGGTCAAGCACAGCGGAATTCTGGCCGTGGCTCCCGTGGCAACTAACTTCGAGGAGTGGAAGACACGCGCTCTGGAAACGGTGGACGTTGAGATAGAAGCCTTGCCGGACCTTACGGAAGAAATGAAACGGCAGGAAGAAGATGTCTGACACCACAGAAGAGTCGCGATCGGACAGACTTCAGGACTTGCTGATTGGTCATCAGATTGGACTGCTGCGACTTGCAGACGGGACGACACGCGCCGTTGTTACTCGGATGAATCAGCAGGAAGACGAGTTTCTTTCGAAAGTGCTGGTAGCCCTGGGAGTGATTGGGGCCATTAACGCTTCCAATTACATCCAGCAGCAGCCGAAGATCGAAAAGGCACTGAAAGAAATTTCTTTGGAAAGGTCGCAGTCATGGCAGGAAGCGAAGAACCTGATCACAAAAGAAATGATCGCACTGGCCCTTTGGGAAGCAACGTGGCAGCAGAATGCTGTGCGGACGGTCTTGACCGAATCGCCTGCCACTCTTGCTCCCTTCCAGACTTTACCCTTCACGGAATTGTCAGCGAGGACACTGACACGAAGAGTCCCGATACAGGGCCAGCCCCTGGGGGAATGGATTAAGGTGCTGGAGGCCAATGACATTGCGCAGGTCCAGCAGACGATTCGCCTTGGACTTCAGGAGTCCAGCCCTGTGGCGGAAATCGTAGACAGCATTCGAGGAACCGCCGCCAGCCAGTTCTCGGACGGCATCTCCGAAAGACTTCGAAAGAAGGTCGATGCTGTAATCAAGACCGCCACCGTTGAAGTCTCGCAGGCGGTGCGTGAAAAGGTGTGGCAGAAAAACAGGAAGCGAATCAGTGGGCTCGTCTGGTCCGCAATTCTCGACAGTCGTACCAGCAGCATCTGCAGAGGACTGGACGGCAGGGTAGCTCCGCTGTTCGGCGAAGAAGACACCCTGCCCCCTGGGCTTCCGCGACTGGAGCCTCCGGACAAACGCCCGCCTGCACATTTCAGATGCAGGTCCATTGTTGCGGCAATTGTGGATGACACTCTGCCCAGAGAAACGTCATATGGGGACTGGCTGTTGAGACAAAGCAGCGAAGTACAAAAAGATGTATTAGGGCCACTTAGATTTAATATGCTGAAAAGTGGGAAGCTGGACTTTAATAGTCTGTTTGATGGTCCTACTGGTAAGCCTCTTACACTGGCAGAATTGAAAGAACGGGAAAATTTTCAGGAGTAAAATTTTTTCGTAACGGCACTTGAGTTATTTGTCAAAGTCGTTCTATAGTTAATCGCAGCAGCAGAATGTCTGTGACACTCTGTGTATTTTCCGCAGTCCCAGAAGGGGCTCACACCACTAACCCAGGAGGGTTGTGATGACAACTCTGTTATCCATCTCAACGTGTAAAAGTTCTCGAAAACTGAGTGTTCCTTTTGGAGACGAAGACCCTCCTCAGGATGACGACATCCAGGCCAAAATTGAGGCCGCTGTGGAGGCTGCTACAGCACCACTGAAGCAGAATCGAGACGCAATTCTCGAAGAGAAGAGAAGGGCTGCGGAAGAGCTGAAGAAGGCCCAGTCTATTCTGGGACAACTGGGCGGCGAAGAAGGGATCAAAAATCTCATCGAGCTGCGCAAAAAGACGGAAGGCGACGAAACGCTGCAACGCATCCAGAAGGGTGAGTGGCAGGAAGTGTTCCAGGAGAAAAACCAGGAACTCATCAAGAGCTACGAAGGAAAGCTCAAGGAGCAGCAGGACGCTGTGGAAGCCATTAAGGCTGCAGAGCAGGCTGCGAAAGACAAGTACGTCAAGAAAATGCGGGAAGTGGAAGTGTTGTCTGTGACGGCAGCTTCCGAAGGCTTCCAGAAAGCTGCGACGATCGATGTCATGTCTCGCGCAGAAGGAGTGTTTAACTTCTTCAACGAGGAGACAGGTCGTCAGGAAATTCGCGACAAGAACGGAGTCGTGAAACTTGGGAAAGACGGAGTCAGCCCTTACTCGGTGGAGGATTGGCTGGAAGCTCAAAAAGAATCCTGTGCCCACTGGTGGGCACCCTCAAAAAGCTCGAATGCTTCTGGTTCCGGAGCCGGAACTCCTGGCGGAGGAATAGACACCTCCAAAATGAGTTTCGAAGAGTTCGAAGCTCATCGGCGAGAACAGCTTGCCAAAAAGAAAAAGCCTTACTGACGGTGGAGTGTTCGCCAACACTCTCACCTCATCTAAATCCTGAATAGGGGAGAGTTATCATGGCGAATACGATTTTGACGATCGACGACATTGCTCGCGAGGCACTGATGCTTCTGCGATCCACTCTGGTGGGCGTCAAGTTGTTCGATCGTCGCTACGAAGCGAACTTCACTGGCAATGAAATGGTTGGCGATACGATTCGTATTCGCCGACGTGGCTCGGGAACGGTTCGGGAATTCACCTCTTCGATCACCGTTGACGACATCACTGAATCGAACGTCAACCTGGTGCTTGAAAAGCACTACGACCTGTCGTTCGCAGTGACCTCGAAGCAGTGGACGCTGGACCTGCAAAGCTTCAGCGAGCAGTTGCTGGCTCCGAATGTTCTGAAGATGGCCGAGCAGATTGACGCCTATGCGTTGACCAAACTCAAGCATCTTCCGAACATCGGCGGAACGGGAGAAACTTCCTGGAACGACAGTGCGGCTGTTCTTCCAGGAGCCTTGCCGAGCACCATCGGACATCTCGCAGCCATCAACCGCAAGCTCGACGAGCAGAAGGTTCCGATGGCAGAGCGAGTTCAGCTGGTGAGTCCTGCTTACAAGCAGGCACTGCTGAGCATCGACAGCTTTGTCGAAGCCGACAAGCGTGGTGACGGCGGAACCGCTCTGGAGCAGGCTCGCATGGGCCAGCTCATGAGCATGAGCCACTTCATGGATCAGAACGTCGACAGCGCGACGATCCATACGGCAGGTACGATGGCTACTGCGGCCTGTTCCGCAGCGATCCCTGTGGGTGCCACGACAATTCCTTACGACACCGGGGACAAGGCGACCGGCACATGGAAGGAAGGCGACATCGTGTACATCACCGGCTACGGCAACGTCGTCGTGGCGGCGGATAACACGGCGGTCTCAAACGCTGGTACGCTGACCATCGTCGAGCCGATTCGTACAGTGATTCCGGACACGACTGTTCTGACGATGTACGATCCGGCAGGCACGCGAACGCTGCAAGGTGCGGCATTCAATCCTCGCGCATTTGCCTTCGCGGCAGTTCCTCTGGAAATTCCACAGGAAGCTTCTGGCGCAGTGGTCACCTACGAAGACCTCAGCATCCGCCTGATCCGGGACTACAACATCACGACCAAGACATCGACGATCTCGATGGACTGCCTGGTCGGTGGTGTTCTGGTCGATGGCAACCTCGGCTGCCAGATCGTTCGAGGGGAAGCCTGACCCTCATTAACTGAGAACTGATGCCGGGCAGGTTCTTCCTGCCCGGCATATTTTTGATTTCTACAGACACACAGGAATTCAAGATGCCTAAGATAATCTTCATCAGCAACGGCCAGAAAACTCTTCGCTGCGGCGAAGGGCAGCTGGAAGTCTTTACGTCCCAGAAGGACGGGGACGGAAACCCCGTATGGGTGGTCGTGGATGATCCGAATCCTCCCGTGCTGTCGCAGCAGGAAATTGCGATCAATGATCACACTGGTCAGATTTGCATTCGACACAATGCCACCGGAAAAGAGGCCTGGTGCGGCAAGGGCCAGCTCGAAAGTATGCTGGCCACCGGATGGTCGAGGAAGAGCGAAGTCTCTCCAGCAAAGAGCACTGCCGCTCCCATCTCAGAAGTCGCTCAGCAGGACGCCTTGAAGTTTCAGGACGCCGCCGACAAAGAAGCTTCGGACGCGGTCGCCAGCCTTCGCAAGGTGCTGGAAGAGCTGCCTCGCGACGAAGACAAGTATTGGAAGTCGAACGGCGAAATCAACATCACCGGCCTGCGGGAAATCGTTCCCAACGTGACTCGAAAAGAAGTGGACGAAGCTTACCCTGGGCTGACTCGAACGAAGTAATCGTCCAGAACCAAGTGACAGGCCCAGGAGAACGCTATGGCTATGATCGTCGAAGATGGAACGGGAGTAGCAAATGCCAATTCCTACACCACCGTGGCGTTCGTCCAGGCCTATTTCGACGATCGAGGAGGCAATGCGGCATGGGATGCTCTGGCCACGGACACGGACAGAGAGCACATCCTGATCAAGGCTACGGACTACATTGAAAAGAGGTTCAGCGAAAAGTGGATCGGCGCAAAAAACGACAACACCAACGCATTGTCCTGGCCGAGACACAACGTCTATGACAGACACCAGAGACTCCTCTACTCGAATGTGGAGATTCCAGTAGAGCTGCAAAGAGCGGTTGGAGAGTACGCCGTCAGAGCCATTACTGCCGCGCTGATTGCAGACCCTTCTACCCAAGGGCTGGAAGTCGAAGAGGTGGAAAAGAAGATTGGTCCAATCGAGAAACGAGAGAAGTTCATGAAAGGCGGAGGGCTCCGTCAACGATCCTCTCTGGTCAGGGACTCGGTCTTCAAAGAATATCCTGCAGCTGATCTGCTGATTGAAAAATTCCTTGCTCCTACAAATTCGAAAAGACTCTTGCGAATCTAAGACGCCTGTGTGAGGGAGGCAGTCAGGCTGTTTCCTGGCAGTTGCTTGTCTGACTGCCTCCTTTAAGAAAGCAATTCATGGCCACGTTCGACTACACAGAATTCACTGAGCTGGTGAATGAGCTGGTCGACGAGTTCGGGCAGGAAGTCTCCTTCCTGAAAGTTCCGAGAGCAGTGGTGGATAACGATGCTCCGCATCGAGCACCTGCCACAGTGGTCTGGGATGCGGACAATGCTCCTGCAGGACACCTCGTAACGGCCAACGCAGTCTCCATTGGAGAGATACGTTCTACGGTACAGGGACAATTCATTACGCAGGCTTTGCAGGACTTGATTCAGACGCAGACGGACGGATGGCTTACTAAAGGGCCAGATGCACTGGGAGTGGAACTGGACGACTTTACCTCAGTTCAGCAGGGAGAAAAAACATGGGCCATCAAATCTGTATATGGAATTAACCCAGGGGGGACTGTCCTGTTCTATTGGCTGGAGGTGGAAGCCTGATGCCTGCCTCAGAATCAGAAGCATACGATCAAAGCGTGCTGCAACTCCTGAGCGTGTGGGAGCATGATCCAGAAGCGAATTGGACAGTAGAGCATGTCGACGGAGACCTGGTTATTCCGGGAGTCCCTATTCAGTTTCCGAACAAGGTAGATGCAGTAGTTCGTGACAGGGAGTCCGCCACAGGAAACAACATTGCCCCCTGGGCACAATTGCTGTGGCAGCCTGCCACTTCTCGCCAGACAAACGTGGGACGTAACTCAGGCAACCGATTTGAGCACACTGGCACATTGACACTGCAGATCAATGTGCCTGCTGGAGACGGGCTATTTCTTGCAACGGCATTGGCTACAATGGCAGGAAAAGCATTCAAAGGACAGTGTACTTCTGGAGGGGTATTTTTTAAGAATCCCCGAACACAAGTCATTGGCAAGATTAGTGGAGGCTTCGTGTTTCGCGTAGACTTCCTGACAGAATTTCAATTTGACGAGGTGACCTGATGCCCCAGCTACAAGCGATCTCCAGCAATAAAACTCAACTCAGCATCGCCGTCGAAAGTTCGATTGGTGTTTTGCCAGGTACTCCGGTGTGGACCCCGTACGAGCCGAACGGCTACGACGACCTGGGAGGCGAGATTACCACGGCACCTCGCAAGCCGATCAAGTCCGACCGTATGGGTCGAAAAGGACCAGTCGTTGACGTGGAAGCCAAGGCAGGCTTCAACAGCGACCTGACATACGGCAACATGTTTGAGTTGCTGGAAGGCTACCTGTATGCGGCAGCCCGGCGTAAGTCGGAAAAGCTCAATACCAACGGCACCGAAATCACTGCCGTCACAGCATCCAGCGAAACATTTACGGTGGATGCGGATGGGGATACCTTGTTCCTTGTCAATGACCTGGTACTTGCCTCAGGCTTTACAAACTCCGGCAACAATGGTGTTTTCACGGTGGCCAGTTCTACCGACACCACAGTGGTGGTTGATGAAGATGTGACGGTCGATGAAACTCCTCCTACGACTGCCAAACTGGTAGTCGTAGGTCACGAGTTTGCCTCAGGAGATGCTGAGATTCTCACCACGTCCGGTTTTCCGACGCTGATCACCACGACGAAAGATTTGACCGAGCTTGGCATCCTTCCCGGCGAGACCATTTACATCGGAGGAGACTTGACGGGCCAGAAGTTTGCCACTGCCGCAAATAACGGATACGCCCGAGTCCTGTCGGTGACCGCCAATGAAATGGTGCTGGACAAGACCTCTGACACAATGGTGACAGATGACGGAGCAGGGAAAACAATCAGAATTTTCCTGGGGCGACTTCTCAAGAACGAAGTCGGGTCGAGCATTGTTCGTAAGACGTTTCAGATCGAACGTCAATTGGGTGCTCCCGACGACACCTACCCTGCAGCTATCCAGGCAGAATATGTCACTGGCGCAGTTTGTTCAGAGTTTGCTCTGAATATCCCGGAAGCAGAAAAGGTCAATGTGGACCTGTCGTTCATGGGACTGAATCACGAGACTCGTGAGGCAGCAGGTGCGGTGACCGGCATTAAGGCAGGCACTCGACCCGCACTTGTTGCTGAAGATGCCTTCAATTCTTCGTCCAGTGTTCCACGCATCAAGATCAACGTGGTTTCTTCCAGCAACAGTTTTCCCGATCCTCTGTTTCAGCAGATCGGCGAACTGACACTGACCATCAACAACAACCTGTCTCGAAACCTGGCGATTGGTACGACAGGGGCGTTTGAAATGTCGGAAGGCGACTTCGGTGTACAGCTTGAGCTGGAAGCCTTTTTCGCCAATCTTTCCGCGTTGGCTGCGGTGCGAGCCAACAGCGATCTGACGGTCGATTTCAGCCTGTACCATCAGAACACCGGCATCAGTTTCGACATTCCATTACTGGCAGGTTCAGGGGCACTGGCAAATGTGGAAGCGGATACGCCCGTCAAGATTCCACTGACCAGCGAAGGGGCAAACGGCATTGATGTGGCTCCGACGCTGAACCATATTCTTGCCATTGTGTTTTTTGACTACCTTCCTACAGCGGCAGGTGCGTAGTTAAAATTCAAAGACGGACTTCGGGCTCGGTCCATTGTAGGGCCGAGCCTTTTTTATTGATTCCTTCACACAGGAAACTCCAATGGGACTTTGCAGCAATTTCGGGACTTCCCCGACACGAGAGGCAGAAGGAGCCTGGTTCGAACTGGACGAGGACACGAAGGTCAAACTTCGTCGAGCAGGCGGTGGCAACAAAGATTACGACAAGCTGCATGCAAAGCTGCTGCAGCCTCACATGCAGCGACTCCGCATGGCAAGGGGGCTACGAATCCCCTCTGGGCTGGAAGAGCCGCTGAAAGAAATTCAGCGGACCTGCTATGCCCGTACCATCATTGTCGGATGGCAGACCAAAGTTGACGGAGAATGGTGTGACGGCATCGAGCCCTATCGACTGAACGAAGACGATGCTCCTGTGGGCATTCCTTATCAGTCCGCGAGTGAGCTTCTGCCTGTCACGGAAAAAAATCTTGTGAAGCTGCTGAAAGATTTCCCGGAAGCCTTCACGACGATCCTTGAACTGTGTGCCGATGCCACTGCCTTCAAGGACGAGGCTTTAGAAGTAATGGAGGGAAACTGACAGAAGTCCTGGAATGGAATCTGGCGTGGGGCAAGCATCGAGAAGTGATGCACATGAGGTATCAGGACAAGGACGAGTCGGAGATACCTCCTACGCTTCTCAATGAGCCAGAACTCCTGCCAGGACTTGATATTTACTATTCCGCCTTCTGGGAACTTTTTTCGGACAGGCAGCTGGGAATGGGTGTTGGTCCTATCCCTTACTCTGCGATGAGAGCCTACTGTCTCGACTGGGAAATGGATGACGAACAGGCATCTGACTTGAAGAGACTGGTTCGAAAAATGGACTATGTATTTCTTGACTGGCAGGAAAAGCAGTCCAAAAAAACCAAAAAGGTAGGTAAGTAGCCATGTCAACTCCCGAACGATTTGCAATCGAGATGAATCTTCGGGCAGAAGAGATGGAAGAGTCCATCAACAGGATTGTGGAGTTGGCCGGACGTGAGATCGCCAGGGAAGTAATCGCTCTCACTCCGGTCGACACCAGTCAAGCACTCAGCAACTGGACCGCATCCCTGGGCTCTCCTGCCACAGGAACAAGAGCAGCCTTCTCCCCTGGAGAGTTTGGCAGCACGGCATCCGCTTCGGGATCAGCCGCGCAGGCAGCAGCATGGACGGCAATCCGAGGCAGAACGACAGGACAGGATGTCTGGCTCAGCAACAATCTTCCCTACATCAATGACCTGAACACAGGTAAGATTACGCCTCGTTCCAGCCCAGCTCCTGATCGTACGCCGTACCCAAGATTTGCCGAACGAGCCGTACTGTTTGGAGCTGCCTCTGTCGTTGCGAACTCCAGAAAGATTTTCAAGTAATGGCTACAAACACCCTGCACATCCGAGTTCGTTCTGACGGCACTCGCGTAGTCAGCAAAGAAATAAAAAGCATCGGGGAGTCTGCTAACCTGGCTTCCCGTCAAATCTTTTTGATGCGCAGGGCAATTACAACTCTCTTCGCAGCCGCAGGGATTCGCGCAGGCTTTCGCATGATTGAGCAGTTCACCGAACTGAACAACAAGCTGAAAACCGTTACTTCCAGCACGGAAGAACTGATCAGAGTTCGAACAAGGCTTCTTCAGATTTCAAACGCTTCTCGAACAGCTCTTTCTGCAAATGTTCAGCTTTACGCAAGAACGACAAGGGCCATAGAGTCTCTTGGAATTTCTGAAGAAAACAGACTGAAATTCACAGAGCTGCTGGCCAAAGAGGCAGTGATCGGCGGAGCTACGACTGTGGAAGCCACGAACGCCATCCGGCAGTTGACTCAGGGTATGGGCGCGGCTGGATTGAAGGGAGAAGAGCTGAGGTCTGTGCTTGAACAGCTGCCTACGGTTGCGAAGAGAATTGCAGATTTCCTGGGAGTGTCTACCGGCGAACTTCGAAAACTGGGAGAAGAAGGAAAGCTCACCGGAGAAGTGGTAGTTGCAGCAATGCTGGCAGCGGAAAACGCTATTCAACAAGCCTTTGGAGAAACGACGGCCACCGTAGGCGGGTCATTTGAAGTTTTGAAAAACAGCTTCATTGAATTTACAGGCAACATTGATCAGTTCACGGGAGGCTCTAAGACACTTGCAGCTTCTCTTCAACTTGTCGCAAGAAATCTGGAAATCATTTCTGCACTTGTCCTCGGACTTGCTGCCCGAGCAGTGTTTGTGGCCCTTGCAAACAATGGACTTACTCTGGCAGCAGCAATTGGAATAGCCACCGGAAAAGTCTTCACTTTTGTAAAATCTTTATTTGTCGTAGGAACTGCAGTTCCTGTAGTGCGATCTGCGACTGCTGCCTTTTTACAAATGACCGCTGCAGCAAGCGTAAGCAGTGCCGCCGCGTTGCCCACTGTAGCAGCCCTTAGTCTTCCTGTAATGTTTGGACTGATTGCCGCAGTAACTGCACTGACGCTTGGATTTACCTACTTGTCTTCTAAGCAAAATAAGTACGTTACGGAAGTAGAAGCTGCAACAAGAGCAGAAAAAGCGCACGAAGAAGCCATTCGTAAAAAGATGCAGGCAATGCAATGGACATTTGGAGGAGGGCCAGAGACTTCGGGAGATTTGCTCAAAGAAGTCGAGAAAAGAAACAAAGACCCAATGGAAAGGCTTAAAAGCCAGTTGCCTGAAGTAGAAAGAGACTTGCGAAAAATTCAGGCACTTTACATGTCTATTGGGACAGAAGAGCTGAACATTGCCTTTAATCGAGACAATCCTTTGAAAGCAGAGTCTGTAGAAAGGTCCAGACAAAAAGTTGTTCAACTCAACAAAGAAATAACAGACCTTAAAGAAAGCATTAAAAAGGTAGACATTGCCTCTACTAAAGATTTCTCTGTAGCCAAAGTTCTAGCAGAAGCAGAGGCAGCTGCCAAAGGACTGGGAGGACAGTTGCAGTTTGCAGAGCAGGCTGCCAGAGGACTCATGAATCTAATGGATAGGGGAAACGGTCGTCCTTTATTTTCGCTAACCGAAGATGAACTTAAAGGAACCTCTGCTCAGCAAAAAGCTAACGAAATTCAAAGCATTGTTTCTCGCATGAAGGAGCTTAGAACAGAGTGGGACGAAAATGCTCTTAGCTCAGAAAAATTTCAGCAGGCAATGCAAGTCAACAGGGAAAGGCTTGACGAGCTTACCGGAGGAGCTTCTGCCGCCACTCAACAACTAGCTCAGGAAAACGCACTGTTCGAACAATACGGCGGAGACATGGAAGTCATTGCAATGAAAATTGCAGGGGCAACTGATGCTAAGATTGCAGCGTTTATCAAAGAGAAGAACATTCAACAGGAACTGAAGGATGCAAGAGACGCAAATCTTGCGTCCCAACGTCAGGAAGAAGCAGTTCGAAGACAAAACACGGCTGCCATTAACGGAACCATTGACGCATTGAAAGAAGAGCTTCGTCTGTTTGGACTGGTAGGAAGAGCCCGTCAGCTTGCTCAGTTTGAAGCCTTGCCAGGAGTGTCGGAGACTGACGTAAATCAGTTTAAGCAATTACAGAATCAGCTCGGACAACGAGAGACGGAGGCCGCTGCGCAAGCCGCAGTGACTCAGTTGCAGGCCCGCATTGAAGCATTTGCAAAGCAGTCAGAAGAGCTGAAAAAAATTGCAGCCTCTGCACCACCAAAGGTTGCAGAAGACATTGCTAATCTGCTCAAGGAAGGTCAGGCAAAGATTGATCTCGCCGCACAGACTCTGGCTGAGAAGCTGGCCACAGAGGTAGGTGCATCTGCTTCTACGATGGTGGCAGAAGCAGAAAGAGTATTGGTGGCAGGAGGGACTACTGTAGGTGCCGCAGTAGGAGGAGCGTTTGCTTCTGCATTTAAGGCAGCTCTTGCAGGAGCCATTCCTGGCATCAGTGCCCTCAATGTTCCAGGGGGCGGATTCCCGGTTGCTCCGGGAGACCCTTCCGGAGCAGGAGGACTTACTGCAGAGCAGTTGGCGCAACAGGAAGCATCTACTCAAACTTTGCAACGACTTGGTTCAGAAATTGACTCCAATACGGAAAGAATGAGGGCACTTACGGAACAGTTCAATCTGTTTGGATTTCAAGCAGAGACTTCTTCAGGAAGGGCCAGCAATGCACTTTCCGGATTCGGAGACCAGGCCACCAATCTGGGACAGGAACTGCAAGGCACGTTCAACTCCATCTTCAGCAGCCTTGAAGACGCGCTCGTGGGATTCGTTACGACCGGAAAGCTGGACTTCAAGTCGCTGATCAACTCGATTCTTGCAGATCTTGCCCGCATGGTCGTCAGGATGCTGATCATTCAGCCCTTGATGGGATTCTTCAGCGGGTTCTTCGGGGGGATTTTCGGATTCTCGGGAGGAGGTTCAGTAGGAGGAGCCTTCGGACTCCCTGGGTTTGCGAGCGGCGGGTTTGTTAATGACGATCCTTCCGTTCCTCAGCGATTCGCAACGGGAGGCAGAGTCTACGGACCAGGCACAGGTGTCAGTGATTCGGTGAACGCGCTGCTGTCTCGCGACGAGTTCGTGGTTAATGCTGCAGCCAGTCGACGCAACATGGCCGGACTGGAGTATCTCAACGAGACAGGCAGAATGCCTGGAGGCGGCTCCGTCACATCAGTAACCTACTCTCCGAACGTAAATGTTACCGTAGAAGGTAACAGTGATCGGGCTGCAGGTAACGGAGCCCAGATTGCTCGGGATATGGAGCAACAGATGCGAGCGCAGTTCAATGAGTTTGTCGCCCAGGAGCAGCGGCCTGGGGGCGCATTCTCCAAGACAAATGAGGATGTACTATGACATTCCCTACGCATCCGGACATTCAATTCACCCAGGACTCTGGTGGCGAAGAGGTCAATTACCAGTTCAAGGAAATGCAGTTCGCAGGTTATCGTCAAAGGGCCATTACTGGCACCAATAACATTCAGAACGTATGGAACCTCAGTTGCACCGACATGTCGCTGGAAGATTC